CACCCCGATGCAGTTTTCATCGATTTAAAGCGCATCACCGTTGGCCTTATTCAAGCTAATGCTCACCGCAGCAAACATTAATCGACGTACACGCAGGCGAATCCGGGGCCTACCCGGCCAGGCCAGATGCTTCCCGGGTAGCGCCGGGCGCCTGCACCCCTTCCCTTCACTTCGACCGCATTGGCAGGCGCCAGGCCACCTTTCACGGTGGGTTTGGTCACCCGCGCCTGGCTCCTGACCAATGCGGTTCTACTGAGGTTCACACGATGAGCAATAAGGACACTTTTGCTTTCCCTACGCCGGCGAGCGAATACGGCGGTCACGGAACCGCATTCGGTATGACCCTGCGCGACTACTTCGCGGCTCACACCGCCGAAGTTTCCGATGAGATCGGCATCCAATATGCCGAGAAAATAGTCGGCCGGAAGATGCCGGATTTTGCTGCTTTGCCTTTGGACAATGCAGCTTTTTGGGCGGAATACCGGGCCATCATGCGCTACATCGAGGCCGACGCCATGCTCGCCGCCCGGGTGAAGCCATGAGCGGCTGGATCAAGTGCAGCGACAGGCTGCCGGTCAGCGGTTACGTGCTGACCTACCGCCCACAAGCACCAAGTGGCAACAAGGTGGCCACGATCAACTACGACTACCACCAAGAGCGCTTTGGTGGCCAGTACCCGGTCACCCACTGGCAGCCGCTCCCTTCACCACCCACCGAGTAACCCACCACCTGGAGGCGACCATGGGCGCACTTCGAGCAGAACAATGGCATTACGACGAGCAGTTGCCTCCGGCGGTGAGTGAAAGCGCCGATGAGGAAGCTGTGCGCATCTGGATCGACAACGGCGTTGCCGAGCTGCTGGCACGCCGGGACTACCTGTTCCCGCTTAAGGGCAAGCAGGTCGGCGTCACCTTCGATCGGCTGGCTCTGGCAGTCGATGAGCACGCCATGTGCGAGCTGAGCGGAAGCGGCAGCAACACGGTGCTTGGTCGCCTGCTGCTGGACACCACGATAGGCACCCAGGGAGACGCCAAGATTTCGGCTATCGAGATCTTGTCGGTTCGTGACCCAGCCAAGCTGTTCGAGCAGCTGGCCCGCGATCTTCTGGAACCCGTCGCCAAAGAAGGGGTGCTGGCCCAGGCCGAGGAGGCGCAATGAGAAGCCCGCACGTTCTGATCGACGAAGAGCTCGACGCCATGGCGCACCCCGGCACGGATCTGACCTGGAGCGTCATGGTGCAGAAGCTCCTCACCGAAATGCTGGCCGACCAGCGCATCACCATCGAAGAGTTCAACCACTACTGCGGGCGCCTCAACAAGATCGTTGATGGGCGCAAGGAGGTTGCATGACCACGCCAATCGTTCAAACGCTCATCGACGAGCAGGTCGCCGAACTGCCCGAGGCTCAGGCCATGCCGGCCGACCGGGTGCTTATGCTGTTCAAGGGGCCTACGTTCGCCGCCGCGGTGAACGAGGCGGCGCTGGCCAGCATCGAGAACCCGCAGGCCTGGAAATGCCGAGCCTGTATTTGCGGCGAGTGGACGGTCGGCTATGAGGTTCGGGCTTGACCTCTTACCGGCGGGCCCGTCGCTTTGTCACCTGGCGCGGCTCCTTCATCGCCCTCACCTTCTGCACCGGCTGGCTCCTCCTGAGCGCCCTGGCCGGCACCATCACTTCCTGAATTCACACCCGGCGCACGGCGGGCCTTCGGGATAACCGTACCCCTTCGGGAGCGTAAGCGGCGAGAGCGCGCAACCATCCACCGCAGCCAGGGCCTGGGCGGCACCTCCAATCTGGGTGACCTGGCATTTCCCCATTCCAACTGACGGCGCCGGCCTGGCGCGAGGTTTTCTAATGTCCGCACAAACCGAACTGGCCGCTGTGCCGCCGAAAGAAACAGCCCTGCAAGTATTCCAAGCGCCGAACGGCCTAGAGCCGTACCTGCAGAAGATCCGCGACGAGATCGACGCCTTCGTGCCGGACGTATCCACCCGCAAGGGCCGCGAGGCCATCGCCTCAATCGCGTACAAGGTGGCCCGGTCTAAGACCGCGCTGGACAACGTCGGCAAGGATCTGGTGGCCGATCTCAAGGAGATCCCGAAGAAGATCGACGCCGAGCGTAAGAGGATGCGCGACACCCTGGACGCCTGGCAGGAAGAGGTTCGCCGGCCGCTGAACGATTGGCAGGCCGCAGAGGATGCCCGAGTTGACCGGCACCAAACGCGCATCCAGCAGCTGCGCGACCTGGTGGACGTTGAGACGCTGTTTGCGGAGGGCATCCGCTTCAAGATCGACAACGCCGAAGCAGTCGTTATTGACGAAGGCTTCGAAGAGTTCGAGGCAGAGGCGCACCAGGTCAAGGCCAAAACGCTGGAGTCCCTACGCGCATCACTGGCCAGGCAGGAGAAGTACGAGGCCGAGCAGGCAGAGCTGGAGCGCCTGCGCGCCGAGACTGCCGCCCGCGAGCAGAAGGAGCGTGAGGAGCGCATCGCACGGGAAGCAGAAGAACGCGCCCGCCGCGAGGCTGAGCAGAAGGCCCAGGCAGAACGAGAAGCCGCGCTACGCCGCGAGCAGGAAGCCAAGGCCGCCTCCGAGCGTCGGGAGTTGGAGCTGAAGCTGCAGGCTGAACAGGCCGAGCGCGCCAGGGTGCAGGCCGAAGCCGACCGCGTTGCCACCGAGCAGCGGATGGAGCAAGAGCGCCAGGCAGCAGCCCTGCAGGCTGAGCGCGACATTGAACTAGCCCGCGAGGACGAGCGCCGCCGCGCCGATGCCGCTGCCGCCGAGATCCTCAGGCAGCAAGAGGCCCGCGAGCGAGACCAAGCCCACAAGACCAAAGTCATGGGTGAGGCCAAAACCGCTTTGATGTCACTGAACATCACCGAGGAGTTGGCCAGGGCCATCGTGCTCAAGATCGCCCGCCGCGAAGTCCCGAACATCACTATCAACTTCTGAGGTCGCCATGAGCCAAGTAGCCAGGGTCGAAACCCATTCCCAGCCGCCGGCCGTTGCCGCCGAGTCGGTGACCATCCTGCAGATCATCCAGCAAGTCGCAATGTCGCCCAATGCAGACATCGACAAGATGGAGCGATTGATGGCGATGCACCGCCAGCACCAAGCGCAACAGGCGCAGCAAGCGTTCGATGCCGCCCTAGCCGCCATGCAGGAAGAGCTTCCGGTTATCCGTGAGCGCGGCGCAATCAAGGACAAGTACAAGAATGTCCAATCTACCTACGCCCTGTGGGAGGACATCAACGAAGAGCTGAAGCCCATCTTGGCGAGGCATGGTTTTGCACTGACCTTCCGAATTCCACGCGCCGAAAGAGGCATCGAGGTTGAGGGCGTGCTTAGTCATCGAGACGGCCACCGGGAAACGACATCAATCCTCCTGCCAGCCGATGCTACCGGTAGCAAGAATGCCGTCCAGGCTGTTGCCAGTTCAGTTAGCTACGGGAAGCGCTACACGGCAGGCGCTCTTTTGAACTTCACCACCACCGGCGAAGACGATGACGGCCAAGGAGCCGTACCGACGCAGGTGGCTGACGAGCCGGTCATCACCCCGCGCCAAGCCGCCCAACTCGACGAGCTACTGAAAAAATGCAGCCAGGTGCTGGTCGACAACTTCAACGCAAAGTACGGCTGCGCTGCCAACGTCTACAAATCCGAGTTCGACGTTGTGCTCGCTCGCCTCACCAAGTCGGCAAACCGGCCGCAGGAGTAAACCATGCAGATCATCTCAGATGTCGAACAAGGCACCCAGGCCTGGCTTGACCTGCGCCTGGGCATCATCACCTGCAGCGAACTTGACTGCCTGCTGGTGAACGGAAAGGGCGAGGCCGGCTTCGGTACCGGCGCCTTCACCTACATGAACACGCTGATCGGCGAGCGCATCACCGGCGAAGCGGCCGATCCGTTCAGCGGCAACCGGCATACAGAGCGCGGCCATGAGCTGGAAGGCGTTGCCCGCAACCTCTACCGCGACAGCGAGGAGGTCGAAACGACAGAGGTCGGAATCATCCTCAACCACGGAATCGGCTACTCGCCGGACGCCCTGGTAGGCGACAAGGGCCTGACCGAGATAAAGACCAAGCTGCCGAAGCTGCAGGTGGACGTGATCCTGGGCGGAGAGATCCCCAAGGAGCACGTCGCCCAGTGCCAGGGCGGCCTGTGGGTATCGGAGCGCGAGTGGATCGACTTCATCTGCTACTGGCCGGGCATGCCGCTGTTCGTGAAGCGCGCCTACCGGGACGAAGCGATGATCCGAAAGCTATCGGAGCGGGTGAAGACCTTTTACGAAATCCTCGACGAGCGCATGAACCGGGTGCTCGGCATCGCAGCATAGGGGGCAGCATGAACCCATCAATCGACCTGGAGGCCGCCAAAGCGGCCTTCTTCACATCTGGAGGGAGCATCGTTGTGCTCGATGGCTTCCAATACGTTCCGCCTCGGCCGCACCGCGATGTCGAGGTGATCCGCGCGGCGCCGGAGAAGAAAGAAGACCCGCGCGTGGTCAAGCGCCTCTCCCAGCTGGCCGAGATCCGCAGGATGGCCAAGACCATGACCTGCCAGCAGGTTCACGAGGCCACCGGATATTCCAAGCAGGCCCTATTCCGGGCCTCACGAGAAGGGAATTTCGTGTTCCGTCGGCCTGAGCGGATGAGCTCAGGAACCCACAAGCGCGAGGTTGAGCGCCAGATCCATCGCAACCAGAAGCGCATCGAAGAGTTGAAGCTCGTTGAGCGGATCTGCGCCCTGCGAGACGAAGGCCTGCACCGCGCCCAGGTATCCGATCGGCTCGGAATCAACTACGGAACCATGGTGAAGATCATCGAACGAAACGCCATCGATTTTCCGCTGGCTCGCGCACGGAAATGAGGCGGCTCAGCAACCTGGTCCGCCATCGCCGGCGGCAAGAACAGTTCCACCTGCCGCCCAGCGGCCTCACGGAGCACAGACATGCAGAAAGCACCTTCTGGAGTGGTAACCCTGCCGGCCTGGATGAATCGGCCGGTCAAGAAGCTGTACAACACCCGCAGCGGCGGCCAGTACCGGCCTGACGATGTGGCCCTGGCCTTTGCGCTGAGCCTACGCGAGCACGACAGCGCCGACCACCTGCGCAGGCTGGCCCGGCGCCTGGTCGACAAGGTCTGCCTGGAACACCAGCCGAACATGAAGCGCCTGGCCCGCGAGCCGGACGACGCCAAGGTGTTCGACGCCGCGCTCAAGATCATCAACCGGGTGTGCGACCTGCTCGATATCGGGCCGGGCGCCACCTTCGTGCGCAATGGAGGCGATGATGGCTCTGACGCAGCAGCAGCGTGACGAGAAGCGAAGGGCCAAGGCCGAACGCCTGCAGGAAGAAGACCTGCGCTTGAAGGTTCGGCCAGGGACTAAACAGGCCCTGCTGGAGCTGATGGAGTGGGCTGGGATCGAGGAACAG